CAATCCCAATGGGGGCGTACGAGTGGCTACTTCGCTCCTGTGGTCGTCTGTCAAGAGCTTTGGCAGCAGCCAGTACGTCCAGCTATTGCTGCTGATTGGTGCGGGGCAAATTGGAAGCATTGATGCCAGTAGATCAGCATTTGGTCAAACCCCATTGCGTGATTTAATCGCTCAAAACTATTGGCTATATTTCAAGCCCAATGACACAGGAGTATTACGACGTAGCAGTTTGCTACAGGGCAGCGAAACTAAAAATGATCCTGGTACGGTGGGAGCAGGCCTTGACAATATATATCGAGTTAGTCCTTCTACTAGCGGTCCAAATGGCGATGGGTTCAGTCATGCAGCATCTCCATCCACTTCTAACGTGTTTGGTATTTACTCTCCTGTGCCCATTAATGTAGACATAGAAGTACGAAATGAAAGCGGAAATATTGACAGAGCCAGCAATCAAATTAGAGTTACAGGCTTGAGAAATTGGGACGAAAGAACTCCTAATAGCACAGGGGCAAGAATTGAAAAAGGAGAGAACATGTCGGTTACGCTTGCCAACACAAGTGGATACTATGGCAGTAGCGCAAGAGAAGAAGCGGCCGAGTCACGACGAACCGCATCTAATGCTTTTGACAGCGCCGGCGTAATGAAACTTGGCTCGGCTAAGTTTACCATTATTTCCATCGACAAAGGCTCCACCGATGACGGCGATATGACGGTAAGACTTGCTTGTGTCGAAAGTGGCTATGCTCCCAGCGTTATTTATAGCGCTGTTGACCCGCAAGAAAGCGCACAAAAGATTGCCAACTCAGACCCTCTTTATCAAAGTCTCAAAAGGACAACAGAGCAACTTTTACAAGAAGATTTACGCAGTTCAATTAATACGGCAGAAGAATTGCTGGCAGATGGAAGGATCTTCATTACCGAGCAGTACACCGAAACGCTAACTCAGCCCACCAGAAATGTTACTAAAGTTAGAGATGTATTTAAGCGCAACTTGACGGACCAGGAAAAGCAGGCATTACGAGACTACATTGGTTATAAAAGTTCTATTAATTCTGGAGACAAAATTGACGATACTTTCTTTACGAAAGCATTAGTAAAAATTGAAACAGCTTATTACGAAACAGTATCGCCCTGTCATATTGTTGACTTTGCAATTAAGGCTCGTGTATGGCGGCGCATTAGTGGTAGGCAAGAAAAGTACGGCAGCGAAGAAAAGAAAGGTTACCCAGTGACTGACAATGGCATCAAACGTCGCACAAGTATGTTTATTGTCAAATACAAAAGAGAAGGAGAGCAAACATTCACTTATATCAAAGGAATCTTCATAGTACGACGCGCTGCAGATGTCGATAATTTTGTTTATTTTCGTTTTGATTCTGGCCTTCGCGGGCCGCTAAGCGCAAAGCATTGGCAGTTTCAGATTGAGCCAGTTCATGATGCCGTGGCAGAGTTCAGTTCCAGCAATTTGGTGTCATCTGCAGGAGAATTCCGTTTCTTCTACTTGGAGAATGCCGGCAACGAACGGCGGTTTAATCTTCAAGGTTCGTCATTTATTTCTTTTGTTGGCGAAGTGCGCAATGGCAACAATAAACTGCCGCCATTAAATAAGACTCCAGGCGATTCAAACGAATGGGATGTATTTAGCAATACTGCCGACACTCAGCTTCAAATGTCTTTTGACCAAGGCCCTGAATTCGCCATCACGGCAGTAACAGAACAAATTGCAGAAAGTTTTGCAAACTATAGCAGTTTGTACAGTGACCTTTCTTTGGCTGGTTTCAATATGTATTCAGGCCGCAATGTTCAAGACTTGCGCTCGCTTTCAATGTTTGTGAATCAAGGGCGAAGGTGCAGACTGCTACGAACATCAGGCATTGTTGCTGGCTTTAGCTGGGGGCAGCCAGATTTTCAATACTTGCCTCCTGATACCATTGTTTCTTCTAGTGCACTAACCGTTGGCAGCTCGTACTACATCACAACAGTAGGCAATTCAAATTGGACCGAAGCTGGCTTGGCATTGGGAACCACTGCTGCAGTGGGAGCAGTTTTTATCGCCAAAAAAGCTGTAAGTGGCACGGGGCAGGCACGTCCAGGAGGTTATGCCAATAGAGCGCCTGATATTTTTCTTGACACAATATTAGATAAAAACGATGGTATTGGTAGATATTCTGGCGACTTGTTTTCCACTGACGTTGAACAGCTTGCAAGAAGCAAGAAGTTTTGCGAAACAAACGGTTTGTTTATGGATGGCGTGATTGCTGAGCCTGAATCATGGCGCCAGTTCTGGGCAAACAATGCATCGTTCAGCTTGCTTGAACTTGCCAAAATCGATGGGAAAGAAGCTCTAATTCCAGGCGTTCCATACGAAAGGACAACTGGTCGCATTGCGAGCAAGGAGACCTTGGTGCCGGTAGAAATTTCTGCTTTGTTCAATCAAGGCAATATTCTAGAAGATAGCTACAAGGAAGAATTCATTGATTACGGGGCTAACACTCAAGACGTAGTTGTTACTGTCATCTATAGAGACAATGAAGACAAGGGAGCATTCCCCAAAAAGAATAGCGTAAACGTATTCTTGAGCGATACTGACGGAGACAGTGCCGTCAGAGAAACTATTGATGCATCTCAATTTGTTACAAATAAAAGCCAAGCTATCCTCTTGGGAAAACTTCTATGTCAGACACGACGAAATTCTCGCCGTGCCATTGAATTCAAGACTTTTCCGACGGATAGTTATGTGGGTCCTAGTTCTTATATTTATGTAGAACTGGCCCAAAATCAATGGGACAAAATTTACAGTGGAACTATTGGCGCTGGTGGTAGCTTGAATCTTCCTCTTGCCGATAATGTAAACAATGATAGTTATCAGTTCTTGATGTACAACCCTAATGATCAATCGGCAGGGACAATTTTCAAGAATGCAGTGGCAGTAGCTGGCAATCAAGCTGCATCTCTAGCGGCGTTTGATGGCTTTGTTTTTGTTCTTGGCAAAGTGATAAGAAATAAAAGGACTTTCAGGGTGACGGAAGTAGCCATGGACGAAGAAGGTGAAGTTAGTGTTCGCGCAGTTGAACACCCCACTGACGCCGATGGCTACTCTTTGGTCACTAGAGGGCTTACAAAACGGGTGGCAGGACTATTTAGTATTGATAACGCCCCAGAATGATATGACTATGAGCGCAAAACACTGGAGTCCTGCTATCATGAAAGAACGGCGGGAATTGTCTAAATGATTTACACAGGCAATAATGGGCGCATTTACGTTGCGCGTAAAGTAGATTATGGCATTCAAGGAAGTTTTACTCTTGCAGTGGTGCCTGGGCAATCGGTAGCGGCGAATGAAACGCTGTCTGTTTTCAATGTGCAGGGCAACGGTCAAGGAGCGATGGTTCGAGCTGCTTCGGCAGGAAGTGGCGGCTCAAGTGTAGTTTTCAATACGTCTGTAACGGGGTCAAATTATGCAGCCGGCAATATTGTTTATTTTGGCCGAATCTCTGCGGGCACCATTGTCAGGCTCACTTCTGATTTCACTATTAGCACTGTTGCTACTGTTGGTGTTGATAGCGAGCGCGAAATTCTTGATGATCGATATCGCATTGCAAAGGTTCGCAGTTGGACCCTTAATAGCAGCAGTGAAGTGGTAGAGACAACTGCGCTTGGCGATGCAGTTAAAACTTTTTCCCCATCGATTACTTCAGGGGAAGGCAGTGCTACTTTGATGTTCTACGAAGACGACCGAAGCAATGCAGGGGCAAATCCGCAGAAAGATACTTTTGAGATGATAGATATTCTTTTCCCTCGTGGCACTCCTCCTCGTATTATCTTGAATTTAGCTGTAGACGGAAGCATTGCTGGAAACTATGGAGAGGTGGGAGGGGCAGCACTTTGGAAGACCAATTTCCTTTTTAATGCTTATATTACTGGCGCAAGCATTGGAGTGAGTTATGGTGAAGTAGTTACTATTGACACTTCATTCACTGTTGATGGTCCCCTTCTGGATGTGCCTCTCAAAGCGGGCATTTGAGGAATGCTAATAAGATAATGTCATGACAGTTTTTGCCGGACACTATGGAAGCATTGAATTAAAGCGAGTGGGCGATACTCATGCCTTGGACTTGGAAATTGCCAAGTCAGACTTATATGTTTCCCGCCAACGCTTTTCCTTGGGAACGGCGACTGGTCTTGACTTGCCGTTTGGCACGATTACCACTGGAGATCGAATTAAAATTAGCGCCAAAGACGATAGAGGATTACCTTTTCGTTTTTATAAAAATGCTGGCAACACTCAATACATTGATAATCCTAATGCGTCAATTGGTCCGTTAGAGTTTTTTGCCAATGTAGATACATTGGGCGCCATTCGGATGTATCGCACTTTTACTGATGCCATTGCCAATCCTGGAGTTCGCTATTTAGCCGTACCTCTTGACCAAACAAGCACAGTGCCATGGCAAGTAAGGGTGAACTTGCTGCCAGGAAGCTTTAATCAACTTGGTCAAGTGACGGGCTTTACATTGTCCACTGAAAGAGAAACTGTAGACACCACTGCGCTGGGAGGTAAATACAGGGACTTCACTTCAAGCGCCATTAGTGGTGGTGGCACCTTGGATTGTCTGTTTAGCTTTAAGAATGTAATTGGCGAAGAGATTCCATTGGCTCTTTCTCAGCTCATACAAAAGATTGAAGTGGGCAGTCGTTTCCAGGGAAAGTTTTACATATTGGAACCCGGCAATCCTCAGCCGCCAGGTTACTTGACAAATGAAGGTGTGTTTTATGAAGTGAATGGTATTTTTACAAAATCGGCAATGACAGTAGAAGCCGATCAAATTGCAGAATGTAGCTTTGATTTCTTGACTGCCGGAGAATTTAAGTTGCGAGCAGGAGATAGCCCTGTTGATTTAAGAACTGAAAATAATGTTAGCATTGGGAAAGAGTCAACGCTAGAAGAGCTTGGCGTAATCGAAGAGGTTACTTAACGATGGCTGTTCGCATTTCTGAGCTTGACGCCTTATCAGTTGACTTGTCTCAACTTGATGAACTGCCTATTGTCGATTTAAGTGCTGGTGATACAAAGAAAATTGCCGTTGGTGATTTATTAAGCGTTGGCATTGCTGGTATTGCTTCCAGTTCCATTGATCTTGCAAAGTTAAACCAAAGTTCGACCACCAAGCTTGGCGCCACTGCTCTTGACAGCACTGGTGTTGTCGCAGGCACTTATGGAAATGCCAGCACTGTTGCTCAGTTCACTGTAAACGGCCAAGGACTGGTCACTGCAGCGTCTGGCATAGCCGTAGCCATCAATGCTAACAGCGTTGCGGGATTGGCTCCAGTGGCCACCAGTGGCACCTACCAGAGCTTGACTGGCCTTCCTGCACTTGGGACATTGGCTGCACAGGACGCAGGAAGTGTGGTCATTTCAGGCGGCACCATTTCAAACATCATTGATCTGGCCATTGTTGATGGAGGCACAGGAGCGTCTTCTGCTGGTGATGCCCGCACAAACCTTGGTCTTGCCATTGGCACGGACGTACAAGCGTACGATACAGGACTCGCTTCTATTGCTGGTCTAACCACTTCTGCGGACAAGATTCTCTACTTAACAGGAGTGGACACTTATGACACTTCCCCATTGCCTGCTTATGCGAGAGGGTTCCTTGCAAGCGGCAATAGCAGCGAAGATGCTAGAACAGTTTTAGGACTTGGCGCTCTTGCCACGAAAGCAATTGTTGAAGCTGGAGACATTAATGTTGGCGCAGTATCTGGAGCTACTGTTGCCAGTGGGTCACTGACTGCAGTTAACTATGGAGCAGAAAGCGTAAATTCTGCCGCTATTTCAGGACTTGCTGTTACTTCTGCCAAGATTGCTGACGATGCAGTTACTGCAGCCAAACTCGCAGACAATTCATCTTCTATTGTTTCGGCAGGGGCACCAACTGGCAGTGGAAGCTTTATCGGGCAATTGTATTTAGACGCTGCTACTAAGTTCGTTTATGTATGGGATGGTGATTCATGGGAGCGTCAAGCGGCAATTAGTGATATTAGCTTTGTTGATTCCACCCCCATCGCTTTTGATATTACATATCCTGATAGTTATTCAGCAGTTGTTACGACCACTTTAGAAAACCAAACGGCTGCAACTGTTTTCGCTGGGCCATCGTCTGGAGTGGCAACTGCTCCTGCTTTCAGGGCGCTGCAATCCACTGATCTGCCCATTGCCACTGCACTAAACGTTGGCGCCGTGGCCCCTGGCACTGGCTTGGCGGTTGATGGCACTGGTACGCTCAATCACAGCAATACTGCCATTGGTGGCGTTTACGCAGGCGCTGTCACTATTGACGCTCAAGGACACATTGTCTCAGCTCAACCCACATTACTGGCCGCAGACATTCCTGGCCTAGATGCAAGCAAAATTACTAGCGGATCATTCTCAAGCGCTTTCTTGGCTGAAAATAGCGTAACGGCTTCGCAACTGGCTGATTATGGCATTGCGCAAGTTAGCGAAAGCTCGCCAGTTCCTGAAATTGCTGGACAGTGGTGGATCAACCCTAATGATCGTGCTGCTTATATTTGGGTGGGAGAAGTCTCTCCCGTTCCTAATGGTTATTGGCTAAACCTTGGCTACGGCAGTCCCACGCAGATTAACTTGCGTTTTGGTGGCACTTATAGCGCATCGGGGAATGTTGTTGAAAGCACCAATATTTATGGCATTGAAGCTGGGCTGACTGTTGGACAGCCGCTGTCTCCTCCCAATACGAGCAACAACGGCGTATATTTAGTTGTTACAACGGCAGGCACTGGTACAGCTCCCGCCCCTACGGAAAGTCTTGCCATTGGCAACTGGGTGCTATCAGAAGGCGCTGGCGCATCTTGGACTAAGGTCAATCTTTACAGTGCAGTTGGTGGTGTTAGCGACGAAGATGTCTTAGTGGCAGGCGGGTCTTTAGTGCCGTCTAGCCCTAGTATCGCATCACAACAAAATTACAATGAAAGTGTATGGGCAAAAGTGCAAATTGCCAATGCAACCACTGCTGGCATCGTGAGAGCATCTTCTCAAATTTTGGTGGCATCAGGCACTGGCATTATGACCGTTGGCGTTGTCGATGATGGATCGTTCTAAAAACAAAGAGAATTAATAAATGACTTATCAATTGTCAAGCTTTGTATACGCAGGAAAGGAGGTTCCTCCCTACGGCAGCGAAGGACAGGTGCTAGTCAAAACATCAAAAGCTTTTTATTACACTGGATGGGACAATATCGACCACGTACTAAATTCTACTAATGCAGTAATAGACGAAGGTGAGTACGTTTAAGATTTAGAATGCAGCAATTAAGGCCGCCTTTATTACTCACCACTCATTGCCATGGCTGCCACTCTTAGACATCTTCGCTCTGCCATCGCCAGCAAGCGCCCCAGTGAAACCAGCTTGGCTGATGGTCAACTAGCGCTTAACACTGCTTCGTCTACGCCAGGGGTGTTCCTGAAGGCCAGCGATGGGGCAGTCGTCAAGGTTGGGCCCGTTCATGTTGGCGCAGCAGCTCCCAATGCAACTCCGGCTGGAAGTTCTGGAAATAGCCTGGGTGAACTATGGGTGAATAATAGTACCACCATTCATGGCATTCATTATTACACAGGCAGCGCATTTGTCAATCTCACTCCTTCAGGAACCACTGCAAACGCTGGCCTTCTAGAACTAGCCACTGGCGCTGAAACACAGTCTGGCACTGATAGTATTCGTGCTGTTACACCTTCTGGCTTACAAAGCAAAGTTAGCGACTCTACTTCCACAACTAGCTCCACCACCATTGCTTCTGCTACTGCCGTCAAAACGGCTTATGACTTAGCTGGTAATGCTCTGCCAAGAACTGGCGGAACAATTTCAGGAGTGCTAGAAATTGGAAATAATGGTTCCTTGGTCTTCGAGGGCGCCACTGACAATGGCTTCGAAACCACGCTGGCAGTAGTGGATCCAACTATTGACCGTACGATTACACTGCCAAACTTAACCGGTACCATAGCTCTCCTTTCTGACCTTGACGACGGAAGCTTTTGAGCCATTGTAAGCGTATTATGAAAGCCTCCTTGTGTGATACCTTGAGCTACAATAAAAGAAAGCGTTGTGATTAGGCGATGATTTATCCCGCCATATACGATACAACTATTTTGCAAAATGCCACATGGAAGGCAGTGCTGCGGGCAACTGAGCAACGGCAAGTATTGAGTGGTGTTACGGCAAGTGGTGGTTATGCTTTGTTTACGGCGCCATGCCATGGACTGACGAATGGAACCAAAGTTGTCTTTACAGCAGAAGACCTTACGGTCAGTGGTGCTACAGGCGTTGTAACCATATCGGGAGTAAAAGTGCCTTGTGGGCTAAGCTTGAATTCAATTTATTTTGTTCTTAGTAGTGGTTTGACGAATAATGCATTTTATGTTGCCACCACTTCTGGCGGTACCGCCGTTCAAATTCAAAGCAATGGGGAAGGCGTATTTTATGCGGCAAAGCCAGTCAATTTGACAGGCTATACAGTTGATGCTGACGTTAGGGGCATTATCCAGGATGTGCAAGTTGCCACTTTTAACTGTTCAATTACTGATGCAGTGAATGGAGAGTTTTTGGTGACTATGCCTCCAGCCGTTTCGTCTGGGATTGAAGCTGGTCGTTACAATTATGATGTAAGCTTAACAAACGGCCCAGGGGAACGCTACTATTGGCTTTCTGGCATAGCGACCGTACAACGTACTTACTCCAGGAACTGACCAATGCCAGAAGTCCAGATTAACGTTTCAAATAACGAAGAAACGCAAATTGTTCTTGCAGTGCCTGGCACGCAAGGAGCCATGGGATCTAGCTTTCCTAGTTCTGGAGGCACTGTAAATCAAGTGTTGATTAAGAATAGTAGCGTTGATTATGATGCGTCATGGGTTAATACTTGGAACATTAGCACGTTAACCATAAACGACGGCAGCTATTAGACTAAGAGGATAATCTCCGGCCCATTTTTGGGTGTTAAGGAATGACTCTCCAGCATCTGCG